AGAACTGAACCGCATGACGGACATCATCGCCAACGTGCAGGACAGCGTCGCCCAGCGCGAGGTGGACATCAAGGAATACAAGGCTCAAGTGGACGCTTACGACGCCGAGACGAAGCGGATCAGCGCCGTGCAGCAGAGCATGACGCCAGAGCAGATTCAGGACATCGTAATGGGTACAATCGCCGCGGCGCTGGACACCGGTGACCTGATCGGTGGGGCGCCGCAGATGCGCGAGATGCCCGACATGGAGCAACCCGAGATGCAGCCGGAAATGCCCGAGATGCAGCCGGAAATGCCCGAGATGCAGCCCGAAATGCCGCCTGAAGGAATGATGGAATGAAGTGCGCGGACTTTGTAGGTATGCTGTTCTTGGCGCGGGATGTGACCCATTCCGCCCACCTGAACACGCGCAGCTATGCCAAGCACATCGCGCTGAACGAGTTCTACGACGGCATCATCGACCTGGCAGACAAGTTTGCCGAAGCCTACCAAGGCAAGTACGGTCTGATTGGGCCGATCTCGCTGATGTCGGCCAAAAAGACCAACAACGTGGTCGAGTTCCTCGAAGGCCAGCTAGAAGACCTTGAGCAAATGCGCTATAAGGTCGTCGATAAGGAGTGTACCCCGCTCCAGAACATTATCGACGAAATTTTCGGGCTGTATTACACTTCGTTGTATAAGCTCAAATTTCTGGCGTAAGGAACGACTATGGAACTGCTTCGCCCTTTGAATGACGCTGGGTTCGGTACGCAGCTTGTTGCGTATACCGGCACCGCAGGGTCTACGACCGGCTGGAACGCTGGCCCGCAAGGCGTGCTGGTGTGGTCTACGACTGACGCCTACATCTTGGTAGGCGAAGGCGTGACGGCCACGTCCGCAGCCACACCCATCCCCGCGTTTACTCCGGTTCCCTTTACCGTCCCGCAAGGAACTGGCGGTGTGTGGCGCGTCAGCGCGCTGCAAATCGGCGTATCCGGCACCGTCTACGCCAAGCCGATTAACATTCGATGAGCTTTGGCATCCCCGTCCGCAACGGCTTGTCCGTAAGCCTAGTCACCACGGCCACCCTTACGTCAGGGTCTGGGGCTGGCGGCGGCGGGCGCCGTGACGGCGGAGAGCCTACGCTGATCCTCGATTTTATCGGCGGCAACGTGCCGTATGGGGCAACGCTCAATCTAGACTTTACCGGCCAGACATATAGTGCCTACACCGCCGATCCAGCCGGGCAAGGCTTCCCGAACTTCTGGGCTTGGAGTTAACTCATGCCTTTGACCAACTACGCCTTTGCTGATCTGATCACGTTTACGCGCTCCACCACGGCTACGTTTGTGGGTAGCAACGGCTTGGTTCAATCAGCGGCAATCGACGCTCCGCGTTTTGACTTTGACCCGGTCACGCTGGCTCCGAAGGGCTTGCTGATTGAGGAGCAGCGGGTCAACTTGCTGCTGTACTCGGCGGAATTTGATAATGCGGGTTGGACAAAAACAAACAGCACCATAACTGCAAACGCAACGACCGCGCCTGATGGGACGGTTACTGGCGACAAGCACGTTCCTAATTTGGCAGCAACTCTAGGCACAGGGGCAGCTCAAACCAGAGTTCAACAAAGCCCATCCGCGACAAGTGGCACAAGCTATACATTTACCATTTACGCCAAAGCGGGCGAGTTTGACCGAATTGAATTTGGTCTTATTGCAACGCCGTCAGTCAGCGCTATATTTTCACTAACTTCAGGCACGGTGGTTTCGGGAACTGACGCGTCTATTACGCCTGCCGGAAACGGCTGGTACAGGTGCGCTCTTACCGCAACCGCCGGCGCTACGGGCGCGTTAGCGGTAAGATGGACTGCTCAATCAAGCACTGTTTTGATTGGCGACGGCACCTCTGGTATCTTCGTCTGGGGCGCGCAGTTTGAAGCCGGCACGTTTGCCACCAGTTACGTCCCCACCGTGGCCTCCACGGTCACCCGCGCGGCTGACAACGCGGTGATTACAGGGGCAAACTTTCCTCCGTGGTACAACGCCAGTGAGGGGTCGATTGTCGTAAGCGGCGATAGCATTCGCCCAGTTGGCTCGTCTCCAGCCACACGTATTTTTCAATTTGATAATGGCACTACAGCCAATAATATTCGAACTGGGGGCCTATCTACGCTTCAAGTGGTTGATGGCGGTGTTGCTCTGGTGAGTATTTCTGCCACACCTTCAATTCCCTTTGATGGCACCGTGTTTAAGTTCGCATCGGCTTTTAGGTTAAACGATTTTGCCACCGTTACGACAGGCGCTGTCGATACTGATACAAGCGGAACTGTGCCAACTGTAACGCAACTATCCCTTGGAGGCAGCAGCCTTGGCGGCGGACTGCTTAACGGCCACCTCCGCAACATCACCTACTACCCGACGCGTCTCACCGACGCACAGCTACAGGCGCTTGCAGCATGATCGACCTTTATCTTATGACCGACACCGACGCAGAAATGCTTGTCGCGCTGATCGCTGCGGGCGTCACAGACGAAGAAGGTTTTCCGGTGGCCGGCGTGTCAGTCGATCATATCGGGCCATTCAGCCGCGTGACGGGCTACAGCAAAGCCAAGGACAAGGACGGTGAGCCTATCCCTATCGTTGCGGAATACCCTTGCTGGCACACCAACCTCCGCGGCGACTTCACCGACAAGCAACTTGCTGCGTTGGCGCCGATCAGCGTTCAGCCAGCAGCCCCGCACCGCGTCTGGGCGTGACGTTGCGCACAGATACTGTATAGTGTAGATTACACAGTAACCGTACCGGCGAGGTTCACCGGGAACTCCATAGGGGTTATACATGGACGAGAATGTCCCAACTGAAGCGGATGCCTCCGCGCCGGAACTGGAAGCCACGGCAGCAATCCAGCCCGCAGAAAACACGACGCCGGAAACGCCTGCCGAACAGGAAGCATCCAAGACCTTCTCCCAGGAGGAACTGGACGCAATCGTCGGCAAGCGGCTTGCAAGGGAACAGCGTAAGTGGGAGCGTGAGCAAGCCCAAAGACTGGAAATGGCCCAAGCGCAGAAAGCAGCAGCATCGCCTTCTGATCTGACCGCCGACCAGTTTAACACCTACGAAGATTACGCAGAGGCTTTGGCCGAACGTAAAGCGGAGGAGTTGTTGGCAAGGCGGGAAACCGCCAAGCAGCAGCAGGCATTGCTTGAAAACTACCACGACCGTGAGGAAACAGCGCGGGATCGGTACGACGATTTTGAACAAGTCGCCTACAACCCCAACCTGTCCGTCACGGAAACGATGGCGCAAAGCATCCAGGCGTCCGACATTGGCCCCGATGTCCTGTATTGGCTCGGTTCCAACCCGAAGGAAGCGGATCGCATTGCCCGGCTGCCGCCCATCTTGCAGGCAAAAGAGATCGGAAAACTTGAAGCCGGCATGGCCTCAAGCCCGCCGGTTAGAAAGACTTCAACCGCCCCGGCACCGATTGCACCTGTCACAGCCCGCGCTTCTGGCGCGCCCGCGTATGATACGACCGACCCTCGTTCGACAAAGTCGATGAGTACGTCGGAATGGATCGAAGCGGAACGGATGCGGCAGATCAAGAAGTACGAGGCACAACGCAACCGTTAATTTGGGACTACCACCATGGCTAACTCGATTCTTACTATCGACATGATCACGCGGAAGGCTCTCGAAATCCTCGAGAACAACCTCGTGCTCACCCGCAACGTCAACCGTCAGTACGACGACAGCTTCGCTGTTGAAGGCGCCAAGATCGGTTCGACCCTGCGTATCCGTCTGCCCGACCGCGCGCTGGTCACGGACGGCGCTGCCCTTCAGGTGCAGGATGACAACGAGCAGTTCACCACGCTGACCGTTGCCAACCAGAAGCACATCGGCGTGAACTTCACGACCGCCGAACTGACCATGCAGTTGGACGACTTCGCAGAGCGCGTGCTGAAGCCGCGTATCTCGCAGCTTGCCTCCAGCATCGACGCTGACGTGGCCAACGCTTACGCCACCATCGGCAACACGGTCGGCACCCCCGGCACCACCCCGTCCACTTCGCTGGTTCTGCTTCAGGCCCAGCAGAAGCTGAACGAGAACGCTGCCGTGATGTCGCCGCGCTACGCGACGGTCAACCCGGCTGCTAACGCTGGCCTGGTTGAAGGCATGAAGGGCCTGTTCAACCCAACCGACACCATCAGCAAGCAGTTCAAGAACGGCATGATGGGTACCGGCGTGCTTGGTTTCGAAGAAATCAACATGTCGCAGTCCATCAAGCAGTTCACCACCGGCACCCGTACCGCCACCGGCGGCACGACCTCGGCGGCTGTCACGGCTGAAGGCGCCACCACCATCGCCATCACCGGCGCTGGCAACGCAAACACCGTTCGCGCCGGTGACGTGTTCACCGTGAACGGCTGCTTTGCTGTGAACCCGCAGACCCGTGAAAGCACCGGTTCGCTGTTCCAGTTCGTCGCGCTGGCCAACGTCACGTTGGGTAGCTCGGGCGAAGGCAACATCACCGTTGCGCCGATCTACTCGGCTACCAACGCGCTGGCCACTGTGAACTCGCTGCCGGCCACTTCGCAGGCTGTCGTGTTCGTTGGCGCTGCTGGCACCCAGTACGCGCAGAACCTGGTGTACCACAAGGACGCCATCACCTTCGCCACCGCCGACCTTCTGCTGCCGCAGGGTGTCGAGATGGCGTCGCGTCAGGTGCATAACGGCATCAGCCTGCGTATCGTTCGTCAGTACGACATCAACAACGACCGTATGCCCTGCCGTATCGACGTTCTGTACGGCTTCAGCACGATCCGTCCGCAGATGGCTTGCCGCGTCTGGGGCTAACCTGAAACCGGCCCCCGGTTCGCCGGGGGCCAACTTCTTTTGAAAGGATTCTACAATGGCTCTTCCCAATGGCGGCGGTGGTTATCAGGTCGGCGATGGCAACCTGAACGAACCGCTTATCGACGCGATCCCGCTTCCGATCTCCATCACGGCGGCTGCTACGCTCACCCCGGCTCAGGTGTTGAACGGCGTGATCTTGGCCAACAGCGGCGTCACCACCTCGCAGACCTACACGCTGCCGACCGTGGCGCTGTTGGAAGCAACTCTGTCCAACTCGGACAAGGTCGGCACGTCCTTCATGTTCCGCGTGGTCAACCTTGGCACGTCGTCCGGCACTGCGGTTATTGCCGCTGGCACCGGTTGGACTGTGTCGGGTTCGCTGACGATGACCATCCCGGTCACGACCGGCGCGACTATGCTTGCCCGCAAGTCCGCTGAAGGCGCTTGGACGCTGTACCGCATGTCTTAATAGAGGTCAGCCCCGGCTTTCGGGCCGGGGCTACCTTTTAGGAGAAAAACAATGGCGAATACCAAATCTATCGGTGTTGCCTTCCTCGATCAGGATATTGTCGGCGCGCAATACATCCTGTCCGATGAGCAGCTTGGCTACACCGCCGCGGCGCAAGGCA